GCCGTGTGTACATCAGCAATGCTGGGGATGCCAGTGATGGTATGGCTACGGCTACCAATACTGATGTTGCAGTAAATGCTGAATTCATCATGGAAGTCTCCACTGGTGTCTGGTTGATCTACATGACCCCTGCTCCTGGTGATGTTGCGACGCATATTACTGATGCCCTGGCTGCTCATGCTGCTTCTGCCATCAGCTTGCTTGATGCAGCTGGCCTGACTGTTGCAGTCAACCTGGAAGCTGTCATTGCTGAAATTCTGGTACGGACTTCTGCCCTGATTGCTGACCCTGGTGCTGCTGGCGCCATTCCTGTCACCCGTTCTGGCAACTGTGCCATCACTACTGCAGCTGCTGAGACCCGCACCTTGGCTATCCCTTCTTCCATTGGTGTGGTTCTTGACCTGACCTGTGATGTCCACGCCGTTGGTGATGCTGTCATCACTGTGGCATCGGCTATCAACCAGGCAGGCAATACCACCATCACCCTGAATACGGCTGGTGATTTTGTCCGGTTGGCTGCTGTGAAAATTGGTGGCAGCTTGGCATGGCGTGTGGTTGTCAATGATGGCGCCACCCTGGGATAATCATCAATCAACCTTTTAATTTAAATTCATCCGACAAGGAGAATGGATCATGAAACTTGGTAATCTTTACAATTTGGCCTCCTTCCAGAAGTTCTTGGATTCAGGTGGCTCCCTGGGAGTTCCAGGACAGTGTGTCTGGTGTCGTGCTTGCACGGAACTTGACTGCAGTTGACCCCAAAATTTTTGAGNAAAAATAACCCAGAGCTGACCTTCCTCAACTCTGGCATCCAGGCTGACAACACAGGGGGCTATGCCCGGCGCATCCAGTCCCTCCGGTTGGTTGAGCAGGGGAGCTTTGCAGATGCTGGCGACCAGGCTGCAAATAAGGGCAAGATCAGCTTGACTGCTGAAGACAACTTCCTGAAGGTGTTTGTGAAGGAAGCATTCAGCAAATGGACTGATGATGAGATTCAGGAGGCTGCACTGCAAAACATCAACCTTCCCTCTCAGTACATGGCTGCCCACAACAAGATTTACAACCAGTTGGTTGACTCCATCGGCTTCCTTGGGCACAATGGCCAGAAGGGTTTGCTGAACTCCACTTTCACCAGTGGAGCTGCTACTGCGGCCATTGCTGTGGCGACTGCTCAGCAGTTGTATGATGACCTTGCTGGGCTGATCACTGCTCAGTGGAACTCTGTATACAACACCCCTGAGTACATGGCCAATCGGGTTGTTATGCCCACAGATGTATACAACAAGATTGCTGCCATGATGNTGAACACTGCCAATGGNTCTTCCACTGTGTTGAAGGCATTGACTGATAACTTCCCTGGTGTGGCATTTACTGCCAGCCCCAANGCGGATAATGTNGATGGNGGTGGCTCTGTCACNTGTGCCTANTCCAACAATGAAGATGCCATGAAAATGCGCATCCCCATNCCCCTCACCATTGGGGAGATTGTGAAGGTGTCTTCCTTTGATTTTCAGGTGGACAGCAAGTTTCGCATCGCAGGGCTTGATATTCTCGAATCCACTGCGGGCTATTACCTTACTGGCCTTTAACNGATTAGGTGAGGAACACCATAGAAATATGGTGTTCCCACCAAGGAGTCTGAAATGGCAACTGATAAAAAGANCACCCCAAAAGGCAAAGCCCCTGCAGGAGCCAACAAAGCCCCTGCAGTTGTTCTGCCTGTTATTCCTATGGCGACTGTGCCCAGTCCAGCTGTAAATATGCCAGTTGATATCCAGCAGCCAGTTGCAAGACCTGCTGCCCTGGATATCACTCCCAAAGCAGCAGATAATCTTCCAGATGCTCCTGCTGTGGCAAATACCACTGCTCCTGTGGCACCTCCTGTGACGGATGAATCCACCATTGATACTGGGGTGGCTTTTGTTTCAAAGAGCTATACCAACACCAGGATTGGTAAATTTGTGGTGTCTGATGAAGTGTGGCTCCCTGGCGAGTCCAAGACTGTTTCAGAAGAAACCTTCTTGGACAAACGATTCCAGCATGCTCTCATCCTGAAGGTTTTGGTGGAGGATTAAAATGCCACTCATTGATGATTTTAAAGCCAGATTCCCTGCGTTGAGTGCAGTAGCCATTGATGCGACCTGGGCCAATCTTGAAAAAGCATGGCCCCGGTTTTATGGCTTTGAATATGGTTCTTCTGAGGACATTGATGAAATTATACTTCAACTGATTGCCCACCTTTTTGTGGTTGCATCCTCTCCAACCTCTGGCCCTGTAATGGCCAAAGGTGGGCAATCGGTTGGTTCTGTTTCTGTTACATGGAACACACCACCAGCAGCAAGCCAGCGTCAGTCTTTTTTTGGTAGTACACAACATGGGCAGATGTTCTTGATACTGACTGTAGCAAGACAAGGGGCATTTTTTGTATGAAGGTTTCTCCCAAAGAAATGCTGGATTTAACAAAAGCAATGCAGAAGAACATTGACAAGACCAAATCATTGGCTGTTGCTGTTGGTCTGCCATTGGGAGAAGCAACCAGCAAGATATATGAGGATGGCACCACTGTGGTACAAGTTGGGTCATATCATGAATATGGGACATCAAAAATCCCAATGCGCTCTTTCTTGCGTGTCCCATTTACAGTTAAAGGGGCAGCAATTGTCAAAGCCCTTGCCATTGCATATCGGGATGTGTTTGAAAAAGGGATTCCAGCAGAGACCCAACTGGAGAAGGTTGGTGCCTTCTTGCAGAACATTAGCAGGGAAGCATTCAGCAACAGCGGATTTGGATCATGGAAGGCATTAAAACCTGGAACTATCAAGGCAAAAGGGTCAAGTGGCACACTAATTGACACTGGAACATTGAAAGGTTCAATCACCTATGAGGTGCGCAATGCTTCCTGATATGTCATCTGTGCTTGATGAATTCTCTCAGGAGATTACCCTGAAGACAATTGTGCAAACAGTTGTCAATTTTAGACCAGCTGACACACCTACAAACACTACAATATTGGCAGTAGTACAACCCGCCAATAAGGAGAAAATCACTGCAGTCCTTGTTGATTTCAGTTTAGATTATATTCTTGTCCATTCAAAAACTGCAATTGCAATTGGATCATTTGTTGTTTATAAAGGGGCAACTTACAAGGCCATTGAGCTTGGGCAATATTCTGATTATGGCTTCCATGAAGTTATTTGCGAGGAAACCAAATGAGTCTCGATGCATTAGCTGCATATGTTCGGGATTTACTTGTATATGATGCAAGCTTGATTGTCATTGGTCGTGAAAATCTTAACAGAGTGTCAAGCGGCAAAGGGTACATCATCATTGATGAACTTGTTGGGCTACCTCTTGGGAGAAGATATGCCTACAATGGCACAACTGAAGTTGAGCAGTTTGTCCTTGATATGCATGGGACTTTCACTATTGATTTTTTTGGTGATTCTGCAGCAACCAATGCTAAAAAATTTCGGTTGCTCCAATCATCTGAAAAGTCTTTTGAGCTGCAACGAACAAATGGAATTGCAGTATATCATATGTCAGCCATTAAAGATTTGAAGTCATTAGATGGTAGTCAATTCAATCCAAGGCTCCAAATTGAAGTGAATGTAGGGTACAGTGAAGCAGCAACAGTATCAACTCTCCGAATTGATACTGCTGTTGTACAGATTATCAACAATGAATAAGGAGTTGGATGATGGGAAACATATCAAATGTCATTAATGTTGCTCTGATCCCAGAGGGACAACTGGCTGCACGAGACAATATGAATGTCTGTGCAATCCTTACCAGTGAGACAGGTTTTCTGTCTACTGCAAACCGATATGCGCTGTATTCAGATGCAGCCAGTGTAGCATCTGATTTTGGAACCAACAGCGCTGCAAATGAATATGCGCAGGTGTTTTTCAGCCAGACGCCCAACCCTGTAAATGCTGGTGGAGTCCTTGTTGTTGGGTTCTATAGGGCAGCAGCAGAGACTGTGGCAGCTACTGCAGGCACTTTGACCAGCCCTCAGCTCACAGAAGCCACCATTGTCTCTGCTCTCCAACTTGTGGAAGATGGCCAGATGGACATTGATGTAGATGGAGCAACAAAGAGCCTGGCTGCTTTGGATTTCCGCACCATTGATACTCTTCAGGATGTGGTTGATATCCTGGATACAGCCATCACAGGAGCCACTGTTACCCTGGTTGACCAGAAAGTGGTGGTTACTTCTGACACCACAGGAGTGCTTTCTCTGGTTGATTATGCAGTATCCGCAGCCGCTGGTACCTTTATTGGTGAGACTCTGGCGCTCTCCGCTGGTAGTGGAGCCAGTACTGTTGATGGAGCTGCATCTGAAGTCCTGGCCTTGGAAACTAAGGTGGCTGCTGTCACTGCACTGAAAGCTCTGGTTAACTTCAAAGGGTTTGTCTTTATTGACAATCCATCTGATGCAGACAGCAAACTGCTTGCTACATGGGCACAGGCCAATAGTGTTCTTGGGTATGATGTCTTCAACTCTGCCCTCAACCTGGTCAAAGACCCAACCAATGTAGTGTGGGACATCAAGCTTTCTTCCCTGACCAACTACAGGATGCTGTACAGCGCAGCAGGGAACAGGAAGTTGGCTGTTGGCTATATGTCAAGAGCCCATGTTGTCAACTTCAATGCTGAAAATTCAGCAATCACAATGCACCTGAAAGAAATTCGGGGTGTGGCTGCTGAAGACTACACCCAAAGTGTGATCACTGCTGCAAAGACTGTGGGCCTTGACATCTATACTACAATCAAGGATGTTGCTGTTGTTCTTACCAGCAGCGCCAATGATTTCATGGACAATCGGTACAACATCATCGCCTTCATTGATGCTGTTCAGACTGACATGTTCAACCTTCTCAAGCAGACTGGTACCAAGATTCCACAGACCACTCGTGGGGTCAACCAGTTGATTGATCAGGGAGAAAAGACCACCAGAGGGTTTGTCCGATCAGGCGTCTTTGCCCCTGGCACCTGGTCAAGTCCTGACTTCTTTGGTGATCTTGCAACCTTCAACCGCTCCATTGAGGCCAATGGGTATTACTGGCTGGCTGGTAGGTTGAGTGACCAGCCCCAGGTAGACCGTCAAGCCAGAAAGTCACCTGTCCTCCAGGCTGCTGTTAAAAATGCAGGTGCCGTCCACAGTGTGGATATCATCATCAACTTCAACATATAAGGTGAATGACCATGGGTGTAATTACTTTTAATGCTGATGCCACCAGCCTGACTTTGAATGGCACAGGGATTGTTGACTTCATTGAAGGAGACATCCTTGAGCTGGCTCCTGTAAATCCCCTGACTACACATCAGAATGGATCAGATGGGGCAGTAAACATCACCAAGCGGGTTGATGGAGGTGTGCATGACCTGACTGTGCGGGTGACGAAATACTCTGATGCAGATATATTTCTCAATGCCAGGCTCAATGAGAGTTCTTTGGTTGTCTTCAATGGATCATTGAAAGAGAATTTTAACAAAGATGGCTCTGATGGCATGGAGTCCTGGTTGCTGGAGAATGGGTCATTTACCGACAGGCCCAAGTCTACCAAAAACAATCAGGCTGGCAACTCCACCATGGAGTACAAGATCAGATTCAGAGACTGCACGAGGAACATCTGATGAATAGGATACCACAAGAACTCATTGCACAGTGCGTCGCAGATCAGGAGTTCACCATTGCAGACAGGACATACAAAATCCTGCGTGTGCCATATCGCAATGCCCTCAAAATCATCGGCGCAGCTCAACAAATTGAGAGAGGATCCATTGTGATTGGTGATCCTGGCTGGGTAGAAATGGAGAAAGAGGTAGAGCAAATACTTCATGCTTGACAATTCCATCATATACCAGACTCCCAAACCACTTTGAAGATCACCNNGAAGATTACATGACATTCATCACATATGCCATTGGGATGATCTCACACCCTTTCATGAAAGGGATTGCTACCAGCTGACAGTCCCTTCACAGAGGAAAGCAGAAAACTATAATCAAAAGAACAAACATCAGCAATTTTGATATGACTGCTTTCTCTCTGTGTAAAGCTGGATATGGGTCATTGGCTGAGATAAATGACCTGACTGTAAAAGAGTTTCTTGACCTTGTTGAATTTGAACACATAAGTGCTGATATACAGAACCACTTACTCAACAGCAAAGGGTAGCCAACATGGCAGTTGTAACAGAGCTTGTCACAGAATTTAAGTTCAATGGCAGCACAGCTCCATTAAAAGACTTCAATGCAGGACTTGATACTGCCATTGGGTTCTTGACCAAGACTGTTGCTGCTGTTGCTGCTGTAGGTGTGGCAATTGATGCATTTGTAATATCTACCCTACATGGTGTTGACTCCATCATTCAGCTCTCAAAGACATCTGGGGTGGGCATAGAGAAGATACAAGAGCTTGGATATGCTGCATCAGTCAGCGGATCAAGTGTTGAAGCAATGAATAGCACCATATCATCATTGTCACAAAAGATTGGTGGTGCAGCCCAGAAGGGCAGTGAAGACTTTGCCAGGCTTGGAATATCTGTCAGAGGGGCAAATGGGCAGGTCAAAAAGGCAGACCAAGTGCTTGAAGAAGTTGGCAGCAGGTTTCGCTCTCTCAGGTTGTCCATGCAGGAGAAACAGAACTTTGCATCTGCTCTGGGGATTGATCCAAGCCTTGTACAACTCTTGAATAAAACATCTGGAGAAGTGGCCTTGCTGCGGGAGAGGGCAAGGTCATTAGGGGTGGTGACAGAGGCCCAAGCAGAAGAAATTGAGAAGTTCAATAATTCCATAACAACATTGAAGTTTGGCATGTCTGCTCTGCAGACTCAAGTGGCCATTGGTCTGGCTCCTGCGATAAAAGAACTGGCTGAATATTTCACTGACCTTCTTGCCTCCAACAAAGAACTTGTTGTTGATGGTATAAAGGAGATTGTGAAATGGTTTGGTTATTTCTTTGAAATGCTAGGTAGAGTGTGGCCCTGGATAGTTGCTGTTGGTGTAGCATTCATTGCTCTCAAAGTTGCTGCATTGGGCCTTTCTGGAGTCATGGCAATCCTCCTTTCCCCTGTGGTACTCATAACAGCAGCAATTGTTGCAGCTGTTCTTATTGTTGATGATCTCATAGTTGCATTCAGGGGTGGCAAATCAGTCATCAGAGATTTCTTCTTGGAGTTTTTTCATTGGGACATTCGTCCTGCATTACAAGAAATTGTTGATCAATTTTTTAAAATGTTAGATGTGATGAAAACGGATGTAAAAAATTTCTTTGATTTCTTTTTTGGAATTTTTGATGCTGTTGCAAAAGCATTAAACTGGACAAAAGATATTCTTGGCATTGGTGACACAGAAATAAACCAAAATAAAAATGTGATGGTGCAACCAACCCAACTTACATCCCAACCATATAACATACAGCCTGGACAAACAAATAATGCAATCAGCACCATAAAGAACAACAGTGTGCAGCAGTCTGTTACTGTAAACATACAATCAAATGACCCAGAAGCTGCGGGAAGGGCAGTGCAGGATAGCTTGACAGACCAGCTTGAATATGCAGATATTCAATTTGGGAAAGGAGGCCGCTGATGGCTGGCAATCTTGAACGATACTTATCTCAACAAATTCCTGAGACCTGGAAAGTTGCAGACAACCAAGAGATTGGCATTGGGAACTTTACTGCATTTGTTAAGACCAGATATGGATACTCCAAATCCAGTTCTGCTGCCACAACCCCTCTTGAAGATGGGTCATTTGCAACTGACCACATCATTTTGAACCCATTGAAGTTACAGATTGAAGGAGAAGTTGCAGGAGTATTTGTAAAGAGCAACCCTGTGATTAAAGGGTTCATCAGGGATATAGCTTTGGCAGCCATCCCTGGTAAGTATTTACCATCTTGGACTCAAACCCAACTGAGTAGAGTGAAAGGGATGGCAGTCCAGTCTGTTGATGTAGTTAAAAAGATTGATGGTGTTTGGGGAGACACTGATCAAATATACAACATGTTTGGTAATAAGTCTGTAAACAAACTTGCACAAGAATCATTTCTTGATGAACTTGATAAATTAATGGACAGCAAGCAAGTGATTCAGATTGAGATGCCATTCCGTGTGTTTGCAGATATGGTCATTACAGATTTCCAAGTAACATATGACAACATTCTTGATCAAGCAATCTCCTTTAAAATATCAGCACAGCAAATCCGTATAGTGAAAACAGTATATCGGGATGCCCGGTCATTGTACAAGAAAGGGTCAGCAAGAACAGCTGGAAAAGAAAATAAAGGAGTCAACAAGACAAAGTCAGTTGAAACTTCATTCCTCAGTAGGATAATGGGCAAATGAAATTACTAACTAACATCACAGATGACCCTCATCAAGAACACATCATCCAATTAGATGCTGGAATTGAGATTACTATCAACCTCAAATTCCTTATGAATCAGCAAATTTGGTTGCTTGATGTAGAATATAAAGACCAGACAAAAACTGGCTTTAAGCTATCTCTTGGGGTGCAGCATATAAATAACATCAATTGGCCATTTGATTTTGCAATCCTAGATACAGACAATTCAGGAATTGATCCATTCAAAGTCAATGATTTTTCTTCTGGCAGGATTGAGCTGTATTTAATTGAACCTGTTGAGCTTGCTTCCTTGAGAGGATATTCAGTTGAGATTTGAACGTGATTTCCTGCTGAGTGTTGCTGTTGGGAAGCAGATTGTTGATATTGCACCCCCAATGAGAATAACATTTGATGCTTTCAAATCCATATATGGTGGGTTGAACAAGCTGACAGTTCAGATATACAACCTGAAAGAATCCAACAGGCTCATACTTGTCAAAGATGTAGAACAACAGAAAAGAATCCCATTTGCATTGCAAGTTGGGTATAAAGGTTTATTGTCTCACATATTTAAGGGCACAGTGTTCAAAGGGGCAACAAAGCGGAATGGCACAGACTTCATCACCACCCTGGAGTCACTTGATGGTGGGTTTGATTTTTTAAACTCTTTCACATCAAAGACAGTAAGTGGGAAACCTGCTGCAGTTGGTGCAATCCTAAAAGATATGCCCAACACCAAAAAAGGAACAATAACAAAACAAAATCTCACATCCAGGCCTGTTGTTCTTGTTGGTAACTCTGGGAAGCTGATTCAACAACAATTGGGGCCAGATGAGACTTATTATATTGATGATGAGACTTTATATATCATCAATAAAGATGAAGTCAGAAAGACATTTGTGCCAATTATTTCCCCAGATACTGGGCTGCTGAACACCCCAGAACGGGAAAACATGAGAGTGACATT